ACTGCAAATATTTTGGTTATCTTCTGCTGCATCATCATAATCCACCTGATTCACAATATACTCATAATCATAAAGAATCTTCTCATAATCCGAAGCATTTTCACTGATACCGGACAGACACTCCGACACCTCCATGTCAATCTGTGTCTTCTTTTTCTCACATTCTTCTTTCGTATACAAATATCCCGGCATCACAGACGTATAATTCTGAAGTCCAGAATAGGCTGTGGAAGAAGCTGTCCCATCGCTCCAGAAAATCTCTGGATAATCATTCAACACATAAACAAGAAGTTCATTAACACGTTCCGGCTTCTGGCTGTGCACATGAATTTGCTCTACATGTTCCAAAAGCCCCTGCAAAAGCTCCTGATACACTGTCTGCTCTTCTTCACTTAGTTGCTGATAATAAAATTTACCGTCCATTTCTCCGATTTCTTCTGAAACATGCTGATATATCACCGGATCCTGACCAATTAATTTCAGCATGACATCTTTTATATTGCCATATTCCCTGTATTGATATACTCCACAGACAATCAAAACTCCCATTATTAAAATCAGGAATCCCAAACCTCTATGGCGTCTTCTTTTCTTCTTTTTTTCCATCTATAATCCTTTCTTCACATCTCACACACTTTCTTTCTCTATCATACAATAAAAGTAATCTAGTTTCTATGAGGTATTTTTTATTATGAGCATTTTTCATATAACCGACACGCCGGATTGGGGGCAGTTGAAAATAAATCTGACTTCCAGGATTCATGCACATCCTATTGAAAATGCACGTATTTCGATTTCATACACTGGAGTCCCTGATGAGACATTGGAAGAGTTGACTACAGATTCTTCCGGTCAGACCGACACCATTAATCTTCCTGCACCTCCAATTGAATACAGCTTAGATGAAACAAACGAATTGCAGCCCTATTCTGAATATACAATTTCTGTGGAAGCAGCAGGCTATGAATCTATCCAGATTGCAGGTGCTGAGATTCTATCCACAGTCACAGCTATCCAGAATATTTCCATGCGTCCGCTCATTCCTGACACAAATCAAAATTCTATTTATGTGATACCTGCACATACATTATATGGAAATTACCCGGCGAAAATACCGGAGGAAGAAATCAAACCATTAACCGAAAGCGGTGAAATTGTCTTAAGCCGGGTCGTTATTCCCGAATACATCGTTGTTCATGATGGAAGTCCGAGAGACTCCACCGCTAAAAATTATTATGTCCGTTACAAAGATTACATCAAAAATGTGGCATCCAGTGAAATCTATGCAACCTGGCCCACCAATACGATTCGCGCAAATGTACTGGCAATTATGTCCTTTACATTAAATCGGGTCTATACAGAATGGTACCGGAACCAGGGCTATGATTTTACTATTACATCTTCCACTGCATTTGACCACAAGTGGATTCCTGAACGGAATATTTACGATTCTATTTCAATCATCGTAGATGAATTATTTGCCGACTATCTTGCAAGACCAAATGTAAGACAGCCGATACTTACACAGTATTGCGATGGAAGACAGGTTCAATGTCCAAACTGGATGACCATTTTGTAAGGACGTATAAAGATGTTTCTACCTATTATATATATGTCAGATTATACACTATCCTACATACTTCTTTCCACCATAATATGCAGCAATCCAGCCAGATGGAATCTTAATCCAGATGTCACTACCGACTTTGCGGACGTCCTTGCAGGTTACGCGCGTGCCTTTCTTGAGTCTCCCGTTATCGTGCGCGTGTTGCTGTGCATTACTGGATAACTCCGCATAAGATTTTTCCGGATTATTGGTTCCCGGACCGGTTCGGACGCTCAGGTCGTCCACCTGTGTTGTATAGACTTGTCCGACGACATAAGCTCCGGTGCTCTTTGAAGCGGAAGTCACTCCAGATCCATTGTCCAGGACTACAACTGTATGTCCCTTGGTGTGTGTAGCAAGAATATCCCCTCGTTTCAGATATGTACTTTCCTTGCAGCGCTTATCATCTTTCAGGATTTCGAACGCTCCTGTCTTTCGCAAGGTTTCCAGCTCTGACGCTGTGTTAAAATCTCCAACTTGTATTCCGGCATATAAGCAACATACTCTGACCAGTGCAGAGCAATCTGCCTCCACATCAACATTGACCTTGCTGAGATTATAGTTATACTTAACCGCAATCTTTCTAAGGCTGTCTCTGTGTGCCTGGCAATAACCGATGTAATTATTGTTGCACGCTGCTTCCATTGCCTGTGCAATCTTCTCTGCTACAGTTGGATCTTTCGGTCTTGCTACGTACCAACCTTTTCTGTGCAGATAGTAATTCTGTATAGACACTTCTCCACCGGTCTGATCTCCGGCTTTTCCTCCGGTGGTGGTGCCCTTCTCATTAATACGTGCGCTTCCAATTCTTACTGCCATAATATCACTCCTATCAATAAGAGGACGATTACTCGCCCTCTACTTACACTGCTGTTTATACAACTGATTTACTCCGGTCGCTGCCAACCCACTCGCCATTCCAACCGCAATTGCATTAATCACATCTCCGGCCGGAAAGTCCGGCATCGTGTAGAGTCCGGCAACGCCCAGAGCTCCGCCACATACAGCCATGATGACCGGAATCCATTTGTCCGGAATTTTCTCATAAGCCTTACAGCCAAGTCCAATCACGTAGCAGATTGCTACGATTCCTACTACTGTTCCTAATGTTGTGATATCCATACCTAATCCTCCTGATCATGCGCTTGCTTATTTATATGCTTCTCAATCTTGTCTATTGCCTCAGTTACTGGACCATTACACCCCTGCTCCTTAAGTCCTTTCAAGCAAGCGAGAATTCCATAAGTCAGCAAGCATTGTTCTGACTTTACTCTTTCAATTTCTACGTCCTGCTGATTCTGCTTTAAGTACCACTTGTACACCGCAAAAATAGCAGAAAAAATAACCACTACGGCTGTCAAAAGACTTCCGGCCATAATGATTGTGTTTACGTCTACATACACTCTATGTACCTCGATTCTTAAATTTTGCGTAAAATAAAAAGACCTCTAGGGTCTTGCTCTAATTTCCATGTGTTCACCTACTTTTTAGGCTCTGCTTTTCTTGTGCACGATACAGGAAAGTCATAAGGATAGTCGTAAGGATAATCTATTATCTCATTAATATCCACGGAAATAACATATTTTTCTCCAGTATTCACCGTGTTCTTGCTTAACTTCACATTTGTAATTTCAAGCATCAGATTACCTCCACTTCTATCCTTGCCTTTCTCGTCGAATCACCAACCACGTATGTGATTTCCAACACATAGCATGCCTTGTTCTGTGGCGAGATTTTCACGTCAAGATAATGACCATCTATCTCACACTCTCCGCTCGCTTCCGCTTCCCCGTACCTGAGAAGACTGTAATGGGCGCTTAATATCGTGAATGGTTCATCGTTGGGACTTCTGATCAGAAGTTTTACGTGCTTATCTTCTCCTAGAATGAATTTTACCTTATTCACAGCAACACCCCCTTCCATGATGACACGGATACACTGCCTCTACTTGAAAATCATCATTTTGCATGATGGCATCATATTCTTCCGGAACGACTTCGGCAAAATAATCAAACGCGAC